TACGGAGAAGCCGCCACCCTCGGCGGCACATCGGAGACCCAAACAAAAATAACTCAAACAGATATGACAACAGAAGAGAAAGCAAAGGCGTATGCTGAAAATATATTTGGCAACCCAATTACACCAAGAGGCATTGAAGAAACGCGAGTTGCAAGAAACGCCTACCTTGCCGGAGCCACCGAAGCCCTCTCCTCGCAGTGGAAAGACCCGAAGGTTGAGCTGCCGGAGGATGATAGACAGGTGCTTGTTGAGACCGATTGTGAGGACAAGGAGCTGCGCCATGCAATCTCCTATTTCCTTGCAGGAGCATGGCATTTCCCGGATGATTGGTATTATGACTGCCGAGTGTTGAAATGGATGTATATCCCGCCGCTGAAAGGAGGTGACGCATGACACCCGAAGAGCTGACAGATTTTACAATCGAACAATTCAATGCGATTGTTGAAAAGGAACTAACCGTACAACAGACCGCAAAAGTATTGGTTTCGATGGTAAGAATCATGGCACTGCAATTCCCGACCAATGAACTAAAGCAAAGATTTTTGGCTGAGTTCGCAAACGAGGTTCTCAACCTATCACCTGTAAATCCATATAGTCGAAATAAGGTGAGGGAAAAGAAACCTAAGAGGATGTGCCTTAGAGATAAGTCAAAGGTATGCGACTTGTGCCATGAATGCGATATTGACATTTCACAACCGAGATATTAACAGAAGTATGAAAGCTATACGAAAATCAGACGGCAAGGTGATTGAGGTTAGAGAATGGAGTGGCGCATCAGACGTTGTGTATTCCGACCCCGACATGAACCGATTTTACCAAGCCTCCGACCTTGACTTCAACGTGGAGGAAACGGAGGAAGTGACCATTGACGGATGGCTTACTCGTTCAGTGAGTGGAAATATTGTATTCTCAGATAGTTCAGAATGTAGAAGAGGAAATCGAGTATGGTATCATAAAGAGGGTGCCAATGTAGTGGATTTAGATGAAACAGGTCTATTCCCCAATAATTTATTTCCCTCCCTCACATGGGACTCCGACCCTCTCGAAGTCACCATCACCATTAAACCGAAGAAGCAATGAAAAAGATAATGTTCTCAGATAAATTCGGACTCACCGAAGCCGTGTTGAGCGGTCGAAAGACGATGACGAGGCGGATATGCCCCGATGGTACACCCCTTGGCAATTGGGCTGAAACGGTCAAAAAATCACGCTATCAAGTCGGCGAGGTCGTAGCCGTGGCGCAAAGATATAGAGACTTTATCCTCAACCCTATATCCATTCCTGCTGACATGGGGTGGTTTAACAAGTTATTTGTCCGAGCCGACCTCATGCCCCACCAAATCCGCATCACTAACGTGCGTGTGGAGCGGTTGCAGGATATATCCGATGAGGATTGTATCAAGGAGGGAATTTGGATGGCTGAAAATGTAGGATTTCAAGGCGTTTCCTATTGGTATCCTAATCTATGCAATTCTAAATTCAAAACTCCACGTGAAGCCTACGCCGCCTTGATAGACCGCATATCCGGCAAAGGAACATTTGAGAGCAACCCCTATGTATTTGTTTACGAATTTGAACTGATAAAATGAAACACCTTACAACCATCCTCGCAGCCGTCCTCTGCGCCGTGTGCCTGAGCGGATGTGCAGACTCAAATGCACTCTCACAGTCTATGCCTCAAGCGCCACGTAACAACCCTTGCATGAGCCGCATCTATTTTGACGGCCATTATTATATCAAGTATGATAATAGAGGCAGAGTGTCATCGCCATCCATCCTCCACGACCCCGACTGCCCATGCCATAAGGACAACCCCGAACTGCTAAACGAGAAGTGATATGATACTAAACTTTAATTCCCCCAAATTCGGTGGAATTAAAATTGCAAAACGCATTATTTTAGACATTTAAGATAGATTGAAGTGAAACAAGTATATCAACGAATCAATTCCTCTGAAAACGGCGACTGCATGAAAGCAACACTATGCTCGCTTCTTGAATTAGAATATGATTCAGTGTGCAACTTTGTGGAATATGAGGATTGGTGGCAGAGAATGGAATCCGTACTGAATGACAATGGCTATCAGTGGGGAACACGGTTCTTTAATGAAAAGAAAATGGACTTGTGGTATCCTACGGACTGCTTCCGCCCATATCCTCAATTAGCTGATGAATTCATGCTCTCAGCCATAAAGCCCGAAGATACGATAGACGGCTTTTTATTTGGCAGTGTCCTTTCTCCTCATCATTTCAATGCCCAGAAGCTGAATGAAGGACTGCACATGGTTGTGATTGATGCAAACTGTAACATCGTATTCGACCCGAATCCCCAATATAACGGAATCGACCATTATCCTCTTTCGCGTCTTTTAGGCCACAATGGAGTCCTTGAAGCATGGGGAGTTAAGAAACTATCAAACGAAAAAATAAAGATATGAAACCAACCGTACATCAATGTTTGGAGTCTATGCTGTTTGATGGACTGAAAGCCGTGGAGACGGCTGTGGCGGCTTATAAAACCGCACAGATAGACTTTTTCAAAAATCGCAACGACAATGCATCTATCGCTCTGTGGCAGACTAAGGACAATATGAACGCAGCCCTCAACAGAATGTCAGACCTTGAAGCAGCCAAACGGATAATAACCGAAATGGAAAATAAAGGAATTGAAATATGAGAAACCTGTTAACCGCCGAGGAATCGGCAAAGCTCATAGAGCTTGGAGTAAGCCCCGAAAGGGCGAGTGAAATTTGCATAGATTTCAATGGCGCTGGCAGATACGCTTATGTGTGTGGAGAAGAAGCGCAACTTGTAAGATACTGCGTCAACGGCCACTTCTATGTAGAGGAGTGCAGAATCTTCACCCTCACCGACATTCTTGACATCCTGCCGAAGACGCTTGATGTAAAAGGTGAATCCGCAAGATTGCAGGTGTATAATCATCCAGCGGGATATTGGGTTGTGTCGTATGCAACCTGCGATGGCGGAACATTGACTTATCAAACCTCATGCTTCTCATCCCCCGAACTCATCGACGCTCTCTACTCGCTGCTTGTGTGGTGTCTGGAGAAAGGGCATGTGAAATAAGGAGGAAAAGGAGATGACAGTAAAAAGTTCACTGAAGTTTATCGGCAAGCGCCTCGACATAAGGTAATCGCCCCCCCCCTTTAACTATAACCCCGTGAAGAAGATACTCCAGGAGAGCGATTGTGAACGGTTCTGCCGGATGTGGCGTGACGGCAGGAGTCTTGTAGAAATGGCTGCAGTCTTTGGGATAAAACCTGAGACAATACGGAAGTATGCCCGAGAGAAATTCAATCTGCCATTGCGCCCGCACCCGTGCCGGCACAGTATATTGAGTGACCCAAAAAAGATTCAGTTCCTCAAACTCAATTATGCCGACATGGGAGATAATGTTATTGCCCTGCTGATTGGCGAGAATCCCGATTGGGTAAGGCGTACCGCCCGGCGGTTAGGTCTGGAACACTCCGAACAGTACCGAGCCGAGGATTACGCTTACCGCGCCAAGAAAACCTCAGCAACGCGAAAAGAGAACTTTGCCCGTGGTCTTTATCCCTCAACGCCGAGAGATGCAGCCACGGGCCAATTTATAAGCAAAGACAAGAGATGAAAGGAAGGGCCAAGATAATCCACCGTCAAGGCAGTGTCGATGTGGCAGTGTGCAGCGTTCCGATGGATGATGCGCCCCGGACATACAACAGCCTTGTAAAAGCGATGAAAGACCGTGCCAAAAGCGTGTGGGGAGTAAGGTTTGAGGAAACACCGGACTCCATCACGGCAATCTGGCCACGTTCCGACCGACTGGCCGACGGATGGAGCGAGAGCGTGAAATTTATTCCGGAGGAATAGTGATTTTTTTGAAAAAAAGTGTCTGAAAACCTTGTAGAAAGTAGAAAAATTACTACCTTTGCAATGTCAAACAAGAACAACATGAACAAGTACAAAGTAAAGGAAGTAATCAAAATGCTTGAAGAAGACGGTTGGGTTCTAATGACCACCAAAGGAGACCACCGACAATTTAAGCATCCTTCAAAGAAAGGCAAGGTTACGGTGAGAGGAAAACCAAGTGAAACGCTAAGTCAATTCTTATTGAATAGCATTTGGAAACAGGCAGGATGGCGATAAGCCATCCTCCTCTCTCCCCAATTCAATCACTAAATAATAAAATTCAAAAGCCTCAATATGGAAGCAAATAAAATTCACGTTGATGTAAGCTGGACCGGAGATAACTTCTGTGGTTCTTGGGATGATGGGCATGATGGTGTTGTATTAGTTACGGCCAAATCTTTCCAGAAGCTCAAAGATGATTTTAAAGAATCTACCCGCCTTCACATCCAAGGGTGTGTTGAAGATGGAGACACATTTCCCGAGTATCTGGTCAACGGTGACTATGATATTGAGTATAATCTTGACGCCGCCGCTCTCATCCGAAACGCGGAAACATTCACTACCATGTCAGTAATCAGCCGTATTTCTGGTATCAATCAAAAGCAACTCTCCCACTATGCTAATGGTGTCAAACACCCTCGACCCATTCAGATTGCGAGAATCAAGGCGGCTCTTGCTATTATAGGTACACAACTTTTATCCTTAAGTTAGTTCTTGTTTGACAGCAGAATTAATCTTGGAAGTCGGTTAACCCCGACACCCACGGCCCGATTGACCTACAAAGTCAGTCGGGCTTTTCTTTTGCCAACTAATATCATCACAAATGAAAGCGTATATATCAATCCCAATCAGCGGGAGACCGCTCCACGATGCCAAGCGTCAAGCCGAGTATATCAAAGCGAAACTGACCGAACATGGCCACGAGTGCATAACGCCCTTTGACGTTTGCCCGGAGTCCGGCAAACCTTATGCCTACTACATGGGCAAAGATATTGAGGCTCTGTTGGCCGATGATATTGACGCTGTGGTATTCGGCAGCGGGTTCCACGACTCCAAGGGCTGTCTGCTTGAGTACGCCGCCGCCGAAATCTACGGCAAAACCATCGTACATCAAGCGTGGTTCTGGTATCTCGATTTCACAACACTTAAACCATATCCAATCAGATGAAAAAGTATCGTGTAAAAATGATGCTGGAGGACGGCTGCACCATCCCCGGTTATTACGTTCAAGTCCGCACATGGCCTTACGTGTGTGTAACAGTAAAGAGATTCTATGACCCTTACGACTCCGACTTTGCCCGGCGTGAGGCTGAGGAACTGTTAGACAAACTCAATGAAAAGTAAGACATGAAAGTAGTAATCACCGGCGGCGATGGCTTTATTGGCAAGGCTCTCGCCGTTGCGCTTAAAAAGCGAGGTATTGAGGTGTGCAGCATTGACCGCCTCAACGGGATAGAGGCCGGTGACTTCTTCACCTCAACCGACCTCTCCGGCATTGATTGTGTGTACCATCTCGCCGCCCAGACTTCCGTCTTTAACGAGAACAAGACCGACATTATCCACGATAACATTGAAGTGTTCAAAATCGTGTGTGACGCTTGCGCCCGGCATAGCGTCAAGCTGGTCTATGCCTCATCATCGACGGCAGCCGACGGCAACACAACATCCATCTACGGCATCAGCAAGCGTTTCAACGAGGAATATGCCCGTTGCTATCATCCGAGAGCCACGGGAGTAAGGTTTCACAACGTGTACGGCCCCCGACCGCGTCAAGGTACTCTTCTTTGGCATCTGCTCAATGACGAGCGGGTTAAACTCTACAACATGGGGCGTAACGTGCGACACTTTACCTACATCGATGACATTGTCGAGAGCCTTGTCTATGCGTACGGGAGCAGCCATCAGCTCATCAACGCCGCCAATCCGGAGCAGACCACCACACTGCATCTCGCTGAATTGGTGAAACAATATAAACCGCTTGAAATAGAACTGATTGCGCAAGAGCGTGATTTTGACCGCAAAGAGCAATCGGTCAACGAAGCGGTTTATACAGTACCTTTGCAATATACGTCTGTTGCCGACGGCATAAGGCGCATATTTGAGAGTATTGACCATGAGCAGACGCAGTAAGATAACACGTATGGATAATTGGGATGTTCCTGCCTCTCGGCCTCGGCTGAAAGGTGGGAATATCCCTCTTTGTGATTTGTCACCCCGGACGGTTCTGCATCAACTCGGCTCCCTGGTGTATTTCGCCCAATACAGACGCACAAAGAGCGGGATTCCGTTCAGCGAGATTAAGCAGTCGGCCGACATAGCGGCCTTATTTGCCGACGCTGCGGCCAACTTCATTGAGCGTCTTGTCAACAATACGGAAGACTGGTGTATTATCACCACTCCCCGGCGGCGCCATGCAGACGGGTTCCACTTTGCAACGGCGGTATGTGAGAGGATATCAATCCGTCTCGGCATTCCGTTCTATGCCGATGCTGTTCAGTGTATCAACCGCAACCGTCTGGAGCCTGACTTTCATCTGCTCCGGCCCATAGCCGAGCGGCGGGTGATAGTCTATGATGACATCATCACTACCGGCACCACATTAACGGCAACTGCCGCGTTACTCGGTGATCGTGATTTTGTTCTCAGCATCATAGGCATCAATAACCGCTAAAATCCACTCTCCCGGCCATGAATTTTACTCAATCCCCACCATGTTTTGGAAATAAAAGTTCAATAAACGAAAGCAAAACGGCCAAAAACGGCAATTTTTGGAGCATATCCGGAAAATTTTTCAAGGGCGGGAGAAAGACAAAGCATGAATATGAACAACAGCAATCCATTCTATCTATTTTTTCTTTGGCTGTTATCCGACTACAATTTCAGCCTCTGATTATATACAATTTTATTCCCGAATTATATAAAACCTCTCATACATCATCACAATGGCACGAAAGAAGAATAAACACGGTCTTACCGCACAACAGGAGCTGTTCTGTCAGTACGTCGTAGATGCCTACGGTACCGACACAAGAGGTGTTCTTGTTACAGCATACCGAAAAGCCTACAACTGCAAGAATGACGCTAAGGCAAGCACCCATTACACATCGGCATCTTTGCTGATGAGTGACCCAAAGATAGCCCAAAGGGTTGAGCAACTGCAAGAGGAGCGCGCGAGACTCGCTACAATCAGCCGGGAGCGCATCATCTCCGATGATGTAAAGATACTCGACCTCGACCCATTGACACTCTGGATAGAAGATGAGAAAACGCACCAATGGAGAATGCGCTACCTCCACGAGATACCCAAAGAGATACGCCGCCTGCTGAAGTTCACACGCAATGGCAAGAGGCTTGTCCCCGATGTCGATAAAGATGCCGCCAAGAAAAGGCTTATAGACGTGCTCGGCTACGCCTCTGCCAAAGACCTAAACATAACCACCCACAACAGCGTATCGGGAGAGCTGCGCATTGGTTTTGACGATGATCAAGAGTAATGTGAGTATAAGCAAAATCGCATTGTTCGATTGCATATTATCAAAACAGGTGGAAAAATCCCCGGGAAAATACAAAACCGCGTAAGCAAAACGCCCTGTAATCCTTTCAAAGTATCAAGATCAATGCAAATCAATTTCAAGAAGCTCAACCCCCTCGGCTTCCATCTGATGAAATTGCTCCAGGATGTGGCCATACGACTGATAATTCTGTTCGGCGGTTCATCTTCCGGCAAATCATACAGTGTGGCACAGCTTATTCTCATCATGACCTTATGGGACGGTGAGAACACGCTCGTAATGCGTAAGGTTGGGGCGTATATCAGCAAAACCATCTACGAAGATTTCAAGGTTGCAGCCAAGCAGCTCGGCATTTTCAGTCTGTTCAAGTTCAAGGACGGGGTGAGGCAGATTATTTGTATACCGAATGGGGCCAAGATTGATTTCGGCGGCCTCGACGACCCGGAAAAGATAAAGGGTATCTCCAACTACAAACGTGTCGTACTTGATGAATGGTCTGAATTTACCAGCGAGGACTACAAGCAGGTTCGTAAGCGTCTGCGCGGTAAAGTAGGCCAGCAGATTATCACAACATTCAATCCCATCAAGGAGACGCACTGGATAAAGAAGGAGGTATTTGATATAGAGAAGTGGCATGATGTTCCGATGGAGATAGAGATTGCCGGGAGGAAGATACCCTCACAACTTACTGCCGTGAAATCAATACGGATGAACGAGGCGAAGATGATTCTGAACCCTCGCACAAAGGAGATAGAGGAACACGCCCCCGACACTGTTGTTATCCAGTCCACCTACCTTAATAACTTTTGGGTTGTCGGTTCGCCGGACGGAACATACGGCTACTATGATGAACAGTGTATCGCCGACTTTGAGAAAGACCGTATCAACGACACCGACTACTACAACGTGTACGCGCTGGGCGAATGGGGTGTTATCCGTACCGGTTCCGAGTTCTTCGGCTCGTTCAACCGTGGCAAGCACACGGCAGAGTGCAAATATAATCCCGACCTCGCACTCCATGTAAGCGTCGATAACAACGTGCTGCCTTATATCTCTTACACATTCTGGCAGATTGAATATGACTTTGGCCGAGGTATTGAGCCTGCACCCGGAGGCATTAAGATTCGCCAGATAGATGAGATTGCGGCCGAGAGCCCACATAATACCGCCCGTAAAAGTGCTCTGCTTGTAGCGGCAAAATGTAGGGAATTGGGAGTTGACCGTATATATCTGCATGGTGATGCCTCAACTCGCCATGCCAACACCATTGACGACCAAAAACGCTCATTCCTCGACCTTGTAATATCTACCCTACAAGCCGAGGGCATAGAGGTTATTGACTGCGTAGGCAAGCAGAATCCGAGTGTGCCGATGACCGGCGAATTTATCAACGCCATCTTTGATGAGATTATACCCGATATCCGTATCATCATCGGTGAACATTGTACCATCTCGATTGAGGACTACATGAGCGTGCAGAAAGATGAGAACGGGGCAATTCTCAAAACAAAAATCAAGAATAAAATCACCATGCAGACCTATGAGGAACACGGACACATCTCCGACACATTCCGCTATGTTGTCGCAGATCTTGTGCGAGAGAAGTTCCTGTTGTTCTCTAACCGTCGCAAACGTAACCTATATGCCCGTGATGGTATCGTTCATTTCTACAATCCCGATACTGAGTGCAAGTATAGCCGTGAGATTGTCTATGCCATGCCGAATATCAATGGCAAATTTGCTCTGGTCCACGGCAAGCTGTGCGGCGAGAAATGGCACATAGTCAATCTGATGTTGAGGGAAACGTCCTCTACCGATGAAATAGCCGAGATTCTGGTAAATGCCGGGAGCCAGCAAACCATCATCGAGTGCGCACCTGCATATTTCCGATTTGTACGCGATTTGCGAAAGGAGATACCGAATGTCCGAGCCATGCATGAAGTTGCAGATGTTGACCGGCGCATAGCTGCTACATCTGACTTCGTGAAGAACCATCTGCTGTTCAACGATACCAAATTGACGGAAGATGTAGAGTACTCACAATTCATGACCAACCTATTCGACTACAACCGCGCCACGGGTGAAAGTATAGAGGCAAGTGCCGTTTTGAGTGGCTTTATACAGTTCGTTGTAAAATTCAGTTTTGACAACAGTAGTACGTCAATCGCCTAAAGAATAGTAAATTAGGTTACATTTTTGAAGGTGGCGAAAATTCAGTTTTTCGGGGATTTGGCGAAACAGACTGGATTTGTGCTTTAATTTGTGAGAAAAGAACAAAGCATGAATCTCATACGGCGATTATTCAGCACCAAAGAAAAGACGGAAGCTCCGGTTGAAGAAGCGGAAATCATACCGCAGCCCAACAACCAGGGTGACCGAGGTGCACACAATATTGTTGAAGATGCATTCAGATACCAGAATATTCTGTCAATGCTTGACAGACTTATTCACCCGTCAGTAGTCGGCAACAACTTCATAGAGATGTTTAAGACTATCCCGGAAGTATTCTGGCCTATTGACTATATAGCTAAACGCATATCAGAGGCTCATTTTGACTTGAAGAGGGTAAAAGATGACAGTCTTGTGTGGTGTAACCGCCTTGGCGCCGATACAATCCTCAAACAGCCGAACCCGATTATGACATGGCGAGAAATCGTCTATCAGCATTTTGTCTATAAACTGGCCACCGGCAATGCGTTCTTCCGTGCATCAATGGCTGACTCCGTCGGACCGGATGCCATCAAATTTCAATGGTGTTCCAATTACTGGAGTCTGCCGGCTCATCTCGTCGAGGTCAAACCGATGGAGTACAGCTATGGTGTGCCCATATTCGGAATAGCCAACATTGACGAACTGATAAAAGGCTATACGCTCAACCTCGACGCATATTCCGGATTGACCATACCTTATTGGCAGATATGGCATGACCGCGACGGCATACCTGAACTGATCAGAGGCAATGGATACTTGAAAGCGGAAAGCCGCCTGTTGTCAGTAAAAAAGCCCATAGCAAACCTCATCGCAGTTTATGAGGCCCGCAATGTGATTTTTCTGAAACGTGGTGCTCTCGGCTTTATCGTAGCCCAAAAGGAAGACCCTACCGGCACTGTTGCTCTTGAGCCATCGGAAAAGGAAGAACTGCGCAAAGAGTTCAATAGCAAATATGGACTCGAAGAGGGAAAGTCTCCGTTTGCAATTACCGATATTCCGGTGAACTTCATAAAGACAAGTTCCTCCATCGCCGAGATGCAGCCATTTGATGAGACCCTTGAGGACGCTATCAAGATAGCCTCTGTGTTCGGCATTCCTGCGGATTTAGTGCCCCGTAAAGACCAGTCGACATACGCTAATCGAGATTCTGCGGAGAAAGGTGTATATACATCTACAATAATACCGGCAGCCAAGCGATTCTGTGAGACCATTACACAATTCCTCGGATTGGAGGCCAAAGGTCTTTATCTCGATTGCGATTTCAATGATGTGGCCTGCCTGCAAGTCGGACTCAAAGAATCGGAAGAGGTTAAGAAACTCGTCAATGAACGCTGCTTGTCGCAGTTTAACAACGGACTAATCTCCATCAACGACTGGCGTTCTCAAATCCACGAGGACGCTCTTGATGGCGACATATTCGACAAGACCAAGTTCGAGATGACTCCCGATGAGATAGCCAAAGTGGACAACGTGATAAAGGCGCAGACCTCACCGATTCAGATTAACACCGGCCAGCCCGGAGATAAGAATATAGACAACAATCAACCCAATAATAAACCCTCGAAAGGAGAAAGTAATGAAAGAACAGATGATTAACCTCCAGTACGAAACGAAAGCACTGGATGTATCTGAGAAAGGTATCGTCACCGTAGGCGTGAACGGTATAGGCATCGAGGACGCACAGCACGACATCTCGATGCCAGGGTCATTCGTGGACACACTCCGCGATGATATGCACAAAATGCGCTGGTATCTGAACCACGACACGCGCCAGCTTTTGGGTGTGCCACTGTCAGGCGAGGAAAAGGACAACAACCTCATTATGACGGGACAGCTTAATCTCAAAAAGCAGATTGGCCGTGACATTCTGGAAGATTACAAGCTCTTCCGCGATTGTGGCCGAACCCTTGAACACTCCATCGGTGTCAAGGCTCTCGCCCGTGATGAGGAAGACCGCCGCAAGGTTGTGAGGTGGAAAATGCTCGAATACTCCACGCTGACCGGATGGGGCGCTAATCCCCAGACATTCCTTGTAGGGTTGAAGAGTGCCACCGAGGACCAGCTTAGAGATGCCGTTGAATTAATCCGCATGGCGTTCAAGCAGCGCGGATATTCCGACGAGCGACTTAAAAACTACGATATGGAACTCAACCTGCTACTCAAATCACTTGGCGGCGGCTTGATTGTGACGTGTCCGTGTTGCGGTCATCAATTCGATTACGACAACGAGCCGGAGCATACTTTCTCGCAGGAGGTGCAGGATGCGGCTTCGGAGTTCGTATCGTCAATTGCCCGCAATGAGGCATGCCGCCGGATAGAACACTACCGCCCCGAAATTCAGGCTGCTGTATCGTCGATTATCGACGGCATGGCGGCTACCAAGAAAGAAATAACAACCAAGAGCATTGTCGATGCTTTTGCCTATGTGCGTTGTCCGCACTGCTGGTCCCGCGTATACCGCTCCAACAACATACTCGTTGCGGATCCGTCCACGCCAAACGAGGTCAAGGAGAAAAAGCCCGAAGATGAAGAGGGCAAGAAAGATGACGACACAAAGAAGAAATCGGCCGACGTGCCGACTCCGTCACCGTCATCCTCTTTCTGGGCATCTCTCAACGCAGCTACAAAAAAGTAAAACAATCACCATCTAATTTCATAGCTCACTATGGCTAATTTGACAGAAAAAGAAGTTCAGGAGATTTTCGGCATCAAGACAGCCGGACTCCCCGATGAGCAGCGCACGTTCATCAACGCGATGGTAGGTGCTTTCACCGATGCCATCAACAAGTCGAACAACGGTCTGATTTCAGACGAGGTTCTCACCAAGCGGCTGACCGAACTCAGCAAGCAGATGTCTGACAACAACACTCAGGCTCTTGCGGAACTCCGCAAGGAAAATGCCGAACTTGTCAAGCAGCTCAAATCCACGGCTGAGACTGTTGAGAAGCTCAAGCAGAAAGGCATCTCGATGCACACCATCAACAAGTTCGACGAAAAGCTTCAGGCTATGTTCGACAGCGAGAAGTTCCAGGACTTCGCCGCCGGAAACACTCGCAAGTCCGGTCAGTTCGACGGGTTCTCTCTCAAAGAAGTCGTGTCGATGACCGACAACTACGAGGGCACACACCTTATCACTCAGCAGCAGAGCCGCGTTGTATCGCCCATCGCCAACAAGCCCCTGCACATGCGAGAGATTCTTCAGGTGCTGTCCGGTGATCCGGCGTTCCCGAACCTTGCATTCACACAGGTGAACTCCATGGACCGCAACGCACGATACGTCACAGAAAACGGTCGTCTGCCGGAATCGAGCATCAAGACAAAAGAAGTACAGACCGGAACCAAGCGCCTCGGTACGCACATGCGCATCTCCAAGCGTATGCTCAAAAGCCGCGCATACCTCCGCTCTTACATCCTCGCCATGATGCCCGAGGCCGTATATATGGCCGAAGACTGGAATATCCTTTTCGGCGACGGCAACGGCGAGAATCTTCTCGGTATCGCCAACCACAAGGGAGTCATGCCCATTGAGAAAATCATCACTGACAACATCGTTGAGGGTAAGGCCGGAAGCGTCCAGAGCGTCACCGCCTACAATGGTGGTGCTGACGCTCTCGTGGAGTTTACCAATCCCCAGCCTCTCGTACTCGACGGCATGGCCATCACGTTCACCGGAGCCACCTCCAATGCCAATCTGAACGCCACCCACAACGTCGTCAAAGTCACCGACCGTCAGGTTCTCCTGCTCGGCGTGGCCATCTCCGAGGAAGAGGCCTCTGCCGCCAAGATGACTTTCAAGGTGAACAATGCTGCTTTCAAGAGCATTGAAGCCCCCAACTCCGAGGATGTAATCAAGACCGCTTTCGCCGTGATGACATTCGGCCAGTACTTCCCGAACTTCCTCGTGCTGAACCCGATTACAGTCAACGCCATCGACAGCGAGAAAGACGCGCTCGGGCGCAATCTCGGCCTGGTCAAGGTGGTAAACGGTATCAAGTACATCGCATCTCGCCCCGTGGTGGAATACGCAGGCATCCCCGCAGGCAAATATATGCTCGGCGACCTCAACGCCGGTGCCCACCTCGTTGACTATACCTCACTGACTCTCGAATGGGCCGAGGACGTTGAGACCAAGCTCACCAACGAGGTTGTCCTCATCGTTCAGGAAGAGGTAATCTTCCCGGTTTACATGCCGTGGACTTTCGCTTATGGAGACATGAACCAGCTCAAGCTGGCCATCACCAAACCTGTTTCTTCAACTACAACCATCACAACAGAAGGGTAATGGACATAATCGTAAGGGGTGAATCCCAGGAACTCGATTTCGTCCGCCGTTTATGCCGCGACAAAGTGCGCCGGGGATTGCTTGCAATTCTCCCGGCCACAAGTCCGGCTTGTGATGATGTAGTCCGTCTCAAGAATGAGCGTGACGAAACAGTCATACAGTTGCGGGAAAAAGATGCCCGCATATCGGAACTTGAAGAACGGCTGTCATTACTCACCGTTCCCAATGCCACAGAGCCTGCCGAAAATGCGGCAGACAACAGTGAAAATCCCGACGCTGTGGATGACAAGAACGTCGAGGTAGAAGATATGCTGGAGGCTGACCTCGATGCAGATGACAAGACTCCTGTAATCAATGATACCAAAGATG